CGTTCTGGTCATTGCCGTCGCCCCCGCGCCCGCCGTTGCCGGAGTAGCCGCCTGCGCCGCCCCCGCCGCCACCGTTGCTGCTGAACCCGTCATAGCCGCCGCTGCCGCCGATGCCACCTTCGCCGCCGCCATCGCCGATTCGCGCGCCGTTCTGCGCCCTACACACGACTGTGCCGCCCACCGTCACGGTGGTGGCCTGTGCGCTCACGCTCCCGGACTGCACCGCCACCATGCAGATGTTTTGCACACCGTCAGGCACCACCCAGTTCTGCACGCCCTGGGCGGTGAACTCCACCTGTCCGGGCGTGGCGGCCGCGAACGCCAGCATCATTGCGCGCGCGCTCACTTGGCGTCCTTCGCCAGGCGCATGCCCGTCCACGTCGCGCCGCCGTCGTGTGTGACGAACCCCAGCAGGTCGCGCCCGGCCGCGGTCAGCAGCGGCGCCACGCCGCCCGGCCACTTGCAGCCTGCCCACCAGGTGATGGCAGCGCTTCCGCCGTTGGTCAGGTCCAACAAGAAGCACGCCACCGTGCCCGCTGCCGGTACGTTTGTCACCGACAGCACCGTGGCCCCGGTGATGGTCTTGGTGAACAGATTGCCCGCCGCCGCGTTGATCGCGGTGCCCGCGCCCAGGGCCACGCGCACCTCGCGAAGCCCGGTGATGGTGGGATTGGTGCTGGCGGCCTTGGTGGCGATGGCGGCATTGAGCGTGGTCACGGCATCGGCCAGGGCAGCGGTGCTGGCCTTGAGCGCGAGGGCATCGCTGGTGCTCTGCGCCAAGGCGTTCACGCTGGCGGTGCTGGCCTTGGTGGCCAGGGCGTCGGTAGTGAACTGCGCCAGCGCAGCCAGGTCGACGTCTTCGGCCTTGTCGGCCAGGGACAGCTCCACCAGCTGCTGTGCGGCGTCGATCAGGTCCAGCGCCTGGCGCAGGCGCTCCACATCGTCGCGGCTGTCGTTCAGGCGGTGGGGCAGGGGCAGGTTGAGCGCGGGCGTGCGTTCGTCCACGGGGTTGCCCAGGGTGCGGTAGGTATCGACCATGGCGCCCCCTTACAGCACCACGCCGCGCAGGTTGCGCACCTGCGGCCGGGCGGTGGTGCTGCCCGTGAGCGTGAGGCGCACACGCGCCCCTTCGCCTGCGTTGAAGTGCTGCAGCTGGTGCGTGATCTCGCGCACGCCCGCCGTGTTGGTGCTGGCCGACAGGTACGGCACCAACACCCAGGGGGCGCCCGCGGCCGTGCCCTGCACATGCACCGTGACGGCAGAGCCGCCGGGAATGTCGCCCTCGTACGCCACCTTGATCGTGTTGTCCGCCGTGGCTGCGACAGTGCGGGTGATGTAGGTGCCGGTGGCGCCGATCTGCCCGGCCACCAGCTGCACACCGGCACCCAGCACGGCCGCCAGCTGGCTGTCGCCGCTGATGCGGGCGCGTACCTGCACCTGGCCGGTGAACGGGGCCGCCAGCCACACCACCTGCCCATCCGTCAGGCGCACCACCTCATTGCCCATGCCTGCCGGGAACTGCACCTCGAACAGCAGGTTCGCGGCGGCCGATGGGCGCTCTGCGAAGCCCAGCACCATCAGATCGGTGGCGCCCACCAGATCGGCCGTGCCCAGATCGATCACGCGTTCGGTCTGGGTGTACTGCGCCCCTAGCAGCCGGAAACACAGGTCGCGGTCCTGATGGGGCGTCCACGTCGATGCGTTGGACGACGACAGCAGCACCCCCACCTGATACGGCTGGCTGGTCACGTAGCCCTGCACCGGGTCTTGCTTGCCCAGCTCGGCCACGGCCACCGCTGTGGTGGCGTCGTCGCACAGCACCACGATGGCGTATTCCCGCCGGGCCTGCAGCAGCGTGGGCGCCCAGGTGATGCGGGTGAAACCGTCTAGGGCGATGGCCGCAGCCGCCACCCGCGCTTCGATCACCACCGCCTGCGTGGGCACGCCGTTGGAAGTCTCACGGATCTGCACCACCACCGGGCCGCTCTTGGCCGTAAATGGCAGATCGATGCCCGCGCACTGGGTGAGTTCATCCAGCACGAACGTCTGGGCCAGCGGGTCGAAGTAGCCTTCGTACAGCCACTTGCTGCACGCGCTCTGGTTCTGCGTCGGGGTGGAGCCGGTGCCGCTGGGGCCGAACACCGCGCCGCCGGATGAGATGGGCGCCGGATAGGACAGGGACCAGCTCTCTGTGGTGACTTGCTGCTGGGTGCGCAGGATAGCTGTGCCCTGGCCCATGAAAGTCTGCGAACCCCGCGAGCCCAGCGGACCGCTGAAATTGACAACCCGCGCACCGGCGGGCACACCCGCAGGCACCACGAACGTGCCCGCCAGCTCGCCCTGGGCGTTGGCTACCAGCGTGCCACCGGCCAGCGGTGCGGCCGCCACGGCCAGGCCGTCGAACGTCACATTGCCCAGGCCCTCGCCCGGCCCCCAGCCCTTGAGGTCAAACCGCACGGTGATGGCGCGCAGAGTCTCCAGCGCGGTCGAACTCTCCGACAGCACCCGCGAGCTGGTAGAGCGCCCAGAAAACCACATCTCGCTGCCGGACCCGGTGTACAGCCGTTCGGTGATGGGCGAGGCCCATTGCGTGGTCACGTCGGTCCAGCGGTCCACATTGGGCGTGAGCACCACGGCGGCCGGCACAGGGTCGAACGCCATATACGGGTTCACGTTCATGGAGCCGGTGCGCATGGTCTGTGCCAGCACCACGCGGTAGCCGTGGGCGGGCGCGGTGCGCTCGGGCAGGCCTGCGCCCAGCTGGTGCACTGTGGGCGTGATGGGCAGCTGCAGCGAACCGCGCACGATGGCGGCGGTCTGCGGGCGGCCCGCATCGCGCACGGAATCGTTCAGGAACGGGTCGGCAAAGATACCCTTCTTGATCCCGCTGTCCAGGCCGTGCGCGCTGGTGGACAGGCGCAGTTCGGCCAGGTCCAGGATCACGTTGTCCAGGCGGCGCTGCTCGCCCACCTGGCGGGCCATGGGGACCATCTTCACGGCGTCGTTCACCACGCGGCGCTCGCTGTCCCAGGTCTGGTACACGCTGGCGATGCACAGCATGTCGTCGGGCACCACAGGGGCGGTGGGCTTCCAAGGGCTGGAGATACCGCGCAACCAGGCGAAGGTGCCTTCGCGCGTGAGGCAGAGGCGGTCGATCCGGCGCAGCTGCTGCTGGTAGGTGGTCAGCACCAGGGTGCCCACAATCGCGCCCTCCACGGTGAAGCCCTGCGGGTCCACCGCGGTGGGGGCCACGTTGGCGACGTACTGGTACGTCACGTCATAGCTGCTGCCGGGCGCGGGCTCGGCACCCGCCGGGCTCCAGTCCACCTGTCCGGCGGTCAGCTTGTAATCGGCGTCTTTCGTGAAGGTAGTGCCGCCTTGCTTGACCAGCTCGATCTGGATCACCGTAGCATCGGGCAGCGGGTCGGCCGCGCCGGAGAATCCGCCATGCACCAGGCTCACGGTCTTGCGCGCCGTGATGCGCACTTGCGGCACGCCCTTGCAGGGCGGGCGGCCGATGTTGATGCGCTGCGCGCCGATGCTGGTGGACTGGTGCGGCTCGCTGTCGATCAGCAGCAGGTCCGCGACAGTGGCGGCGATCAGGCGGCGGCCGGCCTGCAGCTCAATGGGGTAGCCGCCCACCCGGGCGCGGCCTTCGGCCACCGTAAAAACCTGCTCCCCCGTGGGCGTGTCGGCGGCCTGCACCACATCCAGCCCGCTCACGATGTAGCTGCCGCCGGTGCTGTCGCGGTCATACCCGGCCAGGGCCTGGGTCACCGCGTCCAGATTGGGCGGCGCTTCTTTGGCGCGCAGGTAGCCGTTGTCCACGGTGTACACCGGGAAAAAGTCCCCGGCCTGGCCGTCGCTCTCATGGCCCCATGCGGGCTGCACCTTGATGCGCGCGGCGCCGGGTTGCTGAAACGCCGGTGTACCGGTCGCCGGGTTCAGCAGGCTGGGGTCTTCCAGCTCGGTGATGGTGGTGGTGACGAGATAGACGCCGATGGCGATCACGCCCACTACGGGCACGGTGAACGCGGCCGGGGGCACGCCGCGCACGGCGCCCTGCAGGTAGATGGCCCCGGCCTGGGCCTGAACGGCGCCGGTGTCCGGGTGGACGATGCAGCGGGCATCGCGGATCACGTCGCCGTCACGAAACAGCACATCGGCGATGGAGCGCAGGCGGTGGGCGGCCATGGCCTGCGCTTCGTTGAGTTCGGCGCTCTGCAGCACCTTGTCCTGGCGGTACGCGATGGAGTCGAAGTTGTCGGCCGGATCGAACCGGTTGTGAATTGTGTTGGTGCTCATGGTCCCGCGTCTCAGAAGGGCAAAACGAATTCCTGCACCTGGCGCACACCGCCGTTGCGGGTGAACTTGGGCAGGTGTTCCAGGCAATACAGGTCGCCGGGGTTGTCCACCTGGGCGGCCGTGAAGTAGCGCTGACCTGGCGGCAGGCCCGCCACCACCGTGCCCCCGACGAACACGCCCAGCTCGCGCACGACTTCACCGGCGGCGTCGGCAAAGTCGAACGTCCAGCGCACGTGCAGCCACTTGGTGGGCGTGGCGCTGGTGGCATACCGGCTGGCGTCTGGCAGCTCAATTTCTCCAGCAGGGTCGGGCTGCACGTACTGCACGGCGGTCACCTGGCGGCGGCCGATCTCATCGACCAGGGCGGCTGCGGTGGTCGGCTCAGGCGCTGGCACGGCGTCCCAGGCGGGCAGGCCGCGGCCCCAGGCCAGATAGAGGGATTGCGCGGCGATGGCGCGCGCGAGGGCGGTGCGCCCCTTGTCTTGCAAAACTGCCATGGTTCAGGTTTCCTCAGAAGAAATAAGCCAGAAAACGGGCTCCCACGGGCCGCCGTGGGCCTGGCCCCAGTGGCCGACCCAGTGAGGAGCGGGGTGAATCGGTACAGGCAGGGCCTGCGCCTGGGCGTCGATGCGGACGCCCACCGGTGCAGGGGCCAGCCACGGCACCGCGCTGGCTCTCTCGCGGCGCTGCAGCAGCACGCCGCCGCCGGGCTGCGGGGCATTGCAGGTGCCCACGAACAGCTCCATCACGCCGCCGGACAGTCCGGCCAGGATGTGGGAGTCCAGCCGCCAAGCGTCCAGCACCGGCATGTCGTCGTAGCGCGAGGTGGACACGCGCACGTGGGTCTGCGCGCCGGTGCCGCCCTGGGCGGGTGCCGTGGGCAGGGTGCGGCCCGCGCGCTCGCCGAAGGAGACCACCACGTCAGAACCGCCGGGCACGCCGCTGTAGCCGTCCAGCATTCCGGCATCCAGAGCCGGGCCGCGGTCCAGCACGATGGGGCGAAGGTCGTAGCCGTGGAACACGCGGTAGAAGTGCACGTGGGCGGGCAGGCTGGCGCGCACGACGTGCGCAATGCGGGCCACTTCATCTGCCGTGGCGATTCGGCCCAAGTCGATATGCAGATGTGGGCCATCCTCTTCGATGACCACTGCATCAAATCCCACCCAGCGCAACGCCATCGCTACGCCTGCAGCGGTTCCCCGGACAAACAGCCATGGCAAGCCCTGCGCCGTCAGTTCGGGCACGGTGTCGAAGTACGGCGCGAACTCTGCCAGGCCGTATTCGGCCGCGTACCAGGGCTGAAACGCGGCGGGCTCGCCCTCGCTGGGCGTCTTGAAGGCGTCCGCGAGTTCGCCCCACGCGGGCAAGGTTTCATCCCATGCGCGCTCCAGCGGCGTGGTGGCGGGCGGCAGGATGTGCTGGCGCACCGTCATGCCACGCCCCCATCGGCCAGCAGCACGGCGCCCAGCACCGGGTATTCGTTAGCGGAAATGGGTGTGACTTCGGCGGGCGCTACTGCATCGGTGTAGCGCACGCTGCTGATGCCGGCCACATGCAGCCGCGTGGTAATCCAACTGCGCGACACGGCGCGGCCCAGGCGCGCGAAGTCGGCCAGTGCCGGCGCCAGGGCTGCACGCACCTGCGCAACCAAGTCCACCGGGGCGCCGGCCTCGCGCGTCAGAGTGGCGGTGATGTTGATGGCTTTGGGTTGGGCCAGGGCCACCGACACAGGCACGCCCAGGGGGCGCGCATCTTCGGCATTGAGCGCGGCCAGCACGGTGGCCGCGGTTGCCTCGGGGTTGGCGCCGTCCACCAGCCACAGCAGCACCGACACGCGGCCGGCCTGCGGCTGCGTGGCGATGGCATCGCGCACCAGATGCGATGCGGTGAGCGCGGCCAGCTCGTAGTGCTCGCGCGTACCGTTTCCGGCCAGGGCGCGCACGCGCAGTTGGATGCGGCGGCGGTAGCGGTCATCGCTTTCACCGTCAAGGCGGGCCAGGCCGTAGAAGGCGCCTTTGTGGTCAAGGTCCGCGCCGGTGGCGAAGGCCAGTAGGTGGGCCAGCGCGGCATCGTTGACGCGGGCGCGGTAGAGCAGTTCGCGGTAAGCGTGGGACTCCAACAGCTTCACCACCGGGTCTGATTCCAGCTGCAGGATTTCGTCAATGTTTGGCAGGTGCGGGCGCAGGCGCTCGGCAAAGTCTGCTTTGGCAGCGGCCAGGATGGCTTCGTATGAAAGCGGCTCGACTACGCGAGGCGCTGGCAACGTGGTGAGGTCGATCATGCTGCGGCCCCTGTGGTGTCGGTGGAGCCCAGCGGCACCGACAGCGCGAGCGGCGCGGGCTCACGCCCGAAGGCGCCCACGTAGCTGCCGGTGATTTCGAGCGTGATGCGGCCCTGGCGCGCGGGGTCGCGCGTGATGGCTAGACGGTCTACCTTCAGGCGCGGTTCCCATCGCATCAGGGCGGATGCCGCAGCGGCAAAGAAGCGCGTTTGTGTGGCCAGGTTGTCCGGCTTGTCGATCAGCGCGGGTACCAGGCTGCCGTATTCGCGGCGCATGACGCGGCTGCCGATGGGCGTGGCCAGAATGTCGCCGATGCTCTGGCGCAGGTGGGCCAGGGCGTCCAGGCGCTGGCCGGTGGTTCGGTTCATCATCAGTGCGGCCTTCCGGTGTCGTCGTCGCCATGTTTCACGCCGCCATGCACGTGATTCACCACGCTGATGCCCTGGGCCACTATGTCCACGGTGCTGGTGATTCCTCCATCTGTGATGCTGAGCACAGCGCCGCCCACGCGCAGGGTGATGCCGCTGGGCGTCATGGCGATGCTGCAGGCGGTGCCCACTTCCAGCGTGATGCCTTCATCCATGTGGATGGTTTGGCGGCCGGCGCGGTACTCCGCCCAGTCCTTTTCACTCCACTGAGTCCGGTCTACGCCTGCGCCGTCACTGGGTGCGTCCATGCTGTCGCTGTAGGCGCCCAGAAGGGCTACGCCTTGCGAGAGGTCGCCACCGGGCGACAGCACCATGCACTGCTCGCCCTTCACAGGCGGCCACCACTTGCTGCCCTGTTTGCCTGCGGCACGGCCCGCGATCCACGGCAGCCAGTCGGTGGTGTTGTCGCCCAGTTTTACGCGGCAGCGTGCGGGCTTGGTGTGGCGCACTTCCACCACGGTGCCCATGCGCGCGAGGTTTTCCACGCGGCGCGTGGACTCCTGCGGGCTGTCTTGCTGGGGGGCGTTTTGAGGCATGCAGTCATGGTGCTGCCGCGCGCGCGCGAATGCCAGCAGCTGACGCTGTGGCTGCGCAATTCACATTTTCTGGGGTGCAGATCAGCCTCCGAAGTGCGCCAGCAGCGCATCGCGCAGGGTGTTTGCGTCGTCGTCGGTGATGCCCAGCAGCTCGCGGGCCGGGTAGGTGTATTGCGGGCCGGCTCGGTTTACCGCGTCGGTTTCTCCGAAGTGGTGCACTCGGGCAATGCGCTGCGCGCGGCCCATGAACTCGACCACAGCGGCGCCCCCCTGGGCGCGGGCCTTCAGGTTCTTCTGCTGTCGCAGCTTGGCAAACATGGGCTGTCGCTGTTTGGCAGCCTGGCGTAGCTGCTCGCGCTTGCTGCGCAGCGCTGGGCCTGGCGGCTTGCGTGGCTCCCACGCCTGCCCCTCGGGGTCGGTCTGCGCGCGCATGCGCTGGCTATTGGCTGCGCGCAGGCGCCGGGCCATGTCCACCATCAGGCGGCGCTGCTGGGTGGGCTGCAGTTTGGCCAGCATGTCGGCCGCCCAGGTTTCAAGCGCGGTGAAATCGGCCATGGCTCACAGCGAGAAGCGGGCTTTGTCTGGCGGCGCGGGAATGTCCCATTCGGCCAGCTTTTTGTCTTGCAGCCACAGTTCCCAGTGCTCGGGCAGGCATTGGCCACCGGGGTGGCAAGGCTCCTTCGGGTGCGTGACGTTGTAGCGCGTGGGGTGCTGCGGGTCGGCCTTCACGATGGCCCGTTCTGTCAGCGGGATGCGTATGCCAATGTCTACCGCGCTGGTGTTCAGGTGCTCCACGTTGAACTCCACGCCCTTGCGCTGGGTGGTGGGGTTGTCCAGCACATCCGACTGATTCACGCGCGCCCAGGCAATGATGGGCACGAACAGCGCATCGGTGTGGCCGGTGTAGTCCAGCACGGTGATGGCTGCCGTATAGCGGTACTCGAACGACAGGCCGGCCGCGAGGGTGGAAACGGCAGCGCCATCGGTGGCCATGACTATCAGGCGCTCGGGGTCTCGCTTCAGCTCGGGAACGGCCGATTCGATCAGGGTGCGAAGGCTCTGCAGTTTCCACATGGTGCCCCCTACTGCGTTTCACGCCCTGCGGCTTCGATCATGGTGCGGGCGCTGTCGTAGGCGCGCTCGCAGGCGAGGCCGCGGGTGCGGGCGGTATCAGCGACGTGCGCCAGCTCTCCCGCTCTGTCGTCAGCGCGTCGCTGCAGGTCGGCGAGCAGATCGGTGGGG